ATACGCAATTATGACGGTATCAGATCAGATAAACGAAAAGATACCGAAGGTGAAGCACCACGATTACCAGAAGAACCAAAGATTGAACGCGATGCTAAAAGAAACTCTATTATGTGTCAACGTCACCCAATTGTCACACTGCTTAATAAAATAGCAGTACTCAAAGCGCGAGGCCTATGAAACAAGAAAACAAAGAAGTAACCCACAAAGTTGCTGGAAAAGTTCATAATGGACCAAAAGACAGATGCATCTTCTGTCATGGCTGGCAAGGTGGAGTTATAGGAGAAAAAACGGGAGGCAAATGGTAAGTGGGAAGCTCGACAAAATCGACGAAAACAAGGTGGTACTGGATGGGAAAAAAGCTCAAGCAGTCGAATTGTGGCGTGAGACTCGGGGGCACATTTCAAACATATGTCGCGCCCTCGGAATTCATCGTTCTACATACTACCTCTGGATATCCGAAGATCCAATATTCGCTCAAGCTATCGTAGACGCAGAATCAGAGTTAAATGACGATATGCGGGAAGCTCTGGTACACAAAGGCGCTGATGGGGATTTGGGGGCTATCACTTTCTATCTCAAGAATAGACACCCAGAATTTAAGCCACAACCAGCAGTCCAGGTTAATACACAAGTAAATAATTTTGGAGAAACAACAGTAGAACAAAAAAATAAGTATGGGATTGAATAACTATGCAGCATTTATTGAAGATAACTTCAAGATAATTGATAAAACGGCCGTTGAACAACCATTTGTTCTAAACAGTATTCAGCGTAAGTATTTAATTGAAGATTACACAGGGCGTGATGTCATCCTCAAGGCACGCCAACAAGGTTTCTCGTCACTTATATTAGCTGTCTTCACAACCGACTTCCTTCTAAAAGAAAACACACGCTCGGTCATTGTGGCTGATATCGCTGACAATGCAATGGAGCTACTCGACAGGGTGAAGTATTATATATCTGTCTATGAAGAGATCAATAAGGTCAAAGTACCACTTAAGTATAACTCTAAATACGAACTCTATAACGAGGCTAACGGGTCGCGCTATACCATCGGTACAGCGGATAATAAAGAGTTTGGTAGATCAAAGACTATTCACAATCTCCATCTTTCAGAGTTTGCATTTTATCCCGATGCGGAGAAGTTGTTTGCGGGTGTCATGCAGGCCGTTGTTCCAGGTGGAAGGGTGATAGTTGAAACAACAGCTAATGGCTTTAACTTCTTTAAGACATTTTGGGACGAGTGTGAATTAGGCTCAAGACCATTCAAAGCGAACTTTTATAAAGCATCTGATTTCTATGATGGTGCTTTCCTTGATATGAAAAAAGGCGAGTTAGGTAGATTGTTCGATCAGGAATACCCCGAGACGGCTGAAACTGCGTTCCTGACAAGCGGCATGTTGTTTTTTGATCCAATGGCGTTAAAACATTATATGGAGAACGTTAAAGAAACAATGAAAGAGAGTGTTATCTATGGATAAATATAGGCAATATAGAGAATTCCAACGCGGTGAGCAGATAGTTATATTCGCTGATACATCTTATGGTGCAGGAGATTACTGTGCTGTTCAGTTCCTCTCTAAGACAAACGTTGATGTGCCACTGGTCTATCACTCCAAGACGATAGCCACAAATATGACGAACGAGCTATTGCCTGTAATAGAAAAGATTTATGACCAGACGGGAATTAAACCAACCGTAGCTTATGAACGCCAAAACGGTGGAGCGTTTGAGTTAGAGCGTTTAGGAGGGTTGAACAGAGACGGTAAGTTTGAAATTTTCAAGATGCCCAAGCGTGGGGATGTGGATAATGGCGAGCCTACCAAGTTGGGGTGGGACACCACTACGGCTACTAGACCAACCATGCTTCAGGATCTTAAGGACGCGATAGACCACCGCGCCCTAACGATCTATGACAAGCCCACCATCACCGAGCTCTACAGCTTCGTTCTAGTGCAGACCACCAGCACCATCAAGGCTCAAGCTGAAAAGGGTTGTCACGACGATTTGGTGATGTCCTTGGCTGGAGCTTGGCAACTGTACCAACTAGTGCCACAGAGAACGCTTGATAGAGGTTATGAAGCCCCAGTATTTAAGCCATCAGATAGCGTGATTGGTATTTAGCTTGACCCGTTCAATATTCCTTGATATTACGCTAGGTAATGGCAAACTATTCAGCAAGGAAGAGCACCCCACAAGACGAACAAGAACTAGGTAGAGAAATCCAAGAGCAATACTTATTGGCTAAGCGTTATCTTGATCCGATTCATGAAAAGATGAATCAACAAGAAGAGTTATATAGAACATATATTGATCCTGGTAATTACCCACACGGCGCAAGAGTCTTTGATCCACGAACATTCCGTGTTATTGAGACGGTTACTCCACGGATGGTGGCCAATGAGCCATCGGGTTCTTTTTATCCACAGGAATCGGGTGATGTGGCAACAGCTCAGATCTTCACATCGCTGATTAAATACGATTGGCGCAGAGCAGATATGTTTGAAAAGCAGGTCCGCTTTATTAAATCCATGCTTATTTTTGGTACTGCATTCGGTCGTGTGTATTGGGATTTCCAGGAAACAGAGAAGACCAGAATGAAGCCAAAAACGATAAACGGCAGGATGGTTTGGACCCTAGAAGAAACTGAAAAGATTAAGGTGACATCATTTGATGGCCCTAACTTTGAAGTGCTAAATATCTATGATTGTTTTCCTGATCCTAACGCTACTACTTTGCAAAATATGCGATGGTTTATCTATCGAGTCTTTAAAACATACGATGAGTTAATGGCTGAGAATAACGCTCGTGGTGCAGAGTACTGGAAGAATTTAGATAAATTAAAAGAGATGATCGAGGCCAAGAAAGACTCAGACAAGAATACTAATGGTAAGCCAACAGATACTCAGTATAGAGAACACCGAAGGGTTATGTTATCAACTCAGGAGTTTATAGGCGAGGACGATTCTAACCCAGAAATGACAGTCTTAATTAGATACACTAAAGATGGTTGGTGCTACATGGTTCCAGAGTATGGCAACTTAATTATTCGAGAGGTTGAGAATCCATATTTCCACGGCGAACTTCCGATTGTTTACGGTGTGGATTATCCATACCCAGGTGAGTTGTATGGTATGGGCGAGATAGAACCAATAGAGAGAATTCAAAGAGCAATCAACGCTGTACTTAATCAAAGACTAGACAATGTTCAATTGACACTTAGAAGCATGTGGAAGGTTAAGAAGGGTTCTGGTGTTGATATGCATACTCTCTTAAGTGCACCAGGAAACATTATTACCACTGATGACATGAACGCGGTTGAACCTATTGATGTTCCTGATGTGACAGGACCAACATTTGTGCAAACCATGAACTATTTAACATCATCACTACAGAATGGTTCAGGTATTACTGATTACACCATCGGGCTAAATACAAACCAAAATACAGCAAATGAGACAGCAACAGGCACAAGATTAATTCAACAAGAAGCTAATGCCCAGTTTAAATTAAAGATGGAGCTTTACAATCGTATGGTGGTTGAGAGGATTGCAAATCAATTTAAAGACTTACGAATTCAATACACTACCGAAAGCCAAAAGCTACGAATTCTTGGTTCAGATGATATTGATACCCTAAAGGAAAATACTAACTTGGCTCAAATTGATATAGAAGGTAATCGAATCATGCCTGGAGATTTAGAAGCAAAGTCAAAGCTTGAGTTATCAGGTGATGGTAGCTTTGCCTTTCTTAATCTCATGCCAGAGGACATTCAACCAGGAATCGTTGGTGAATATGACTTTATTGCTCAGGTTTCATCCGATCAAGTGAATGATCCTATTGCGCTACAGGAAAACTTCTTTGCTGCTACAGATCGCATTACTAACCCCCAGTTTGTCCAGGGTCTAGCACAGCAGGGCAAGATGCCTAACTATCAACTCATTGCAGAGGCTACGTATGACAAGCTGCAACTTGGGCTGGAGTCAAAGGACATGATTACCGACATTCCAGCACCACCGCAGATAGACCCCGCAACAGGACAGCCAATGAACGACTCTGCGCCACTTGGTATGGATCAGATAGGGGCGATTACAGGGCAGGCGGTTATGGAGCCACAACTTAACCAGGAGGCAGCATTAGGACAGATTCAAAATCCAATGATGGGAGGACTAGGTAATGGACAACCAGCTTAACGAAGTACAACAGCAGGCTCTGAACGAAACATTAGAAGCGGGTTCAGCCTTTGAAGAGCTAATAAGAACCAAGGGATTTGAATTGCTTAAGGGTCGTTATGAACAAATGCTAAGAACATTTGTAAACAACTTAATGAATAGCGATCAACCAATAGAAACATTTGAATCAGAAAGGCAACGATTGGTTGGGATTAAACAGCTGTTTAGCAATATAGAGTCAACATTGGAGGTGACAAGAAATGAACGATCAAAATGAAATAGAGAGACCAGATTTACCAGTAGAACAGTTTGTAACCAAAGCGCACAAGATTGATATGTGTGATACACACACTAAAGACAACTGGACTTCTCACAGTGGATATATAGAGAATCCAGACGGGACAATCTCATGTGCGTTTTGCCCATGGGGCACATTGGTAGCAGGTTATTACCGAGTAGTTAACGGCAAAGTAAAAGATCTGAGAGACATATCTAGGGGTCAATAATGGCATATGACCAGTCAGGAAGCTTTTAGCCTCCGACAGTGTTTGGCCCCTGTATATATCGCTTAGGCGGTATGGTTCTTGTGTAAACCTTAAACCCTGCAATTTTAAATGTAATTGGCCGTTTCTTGGTTTTCGGATATCAAACCTTGCGGAAGGAGGTGTTAGGCATGACACCAGAAGAGCAAAACGCTCAAATGATGCAAGCTGTAATGAACGGTGATGTAGATATCACTGAAGATTATCAGCTAACAGAGACTGATAACTCTGTGGAGGATTCATCACCTCAAGAACAAACGACTGATACAGAGACTGCAAGCTCAGAGAAGAGCGCGGATACTGTGGAGACTGCTCCCAAGGCAGAGGAAACAGAATCTGAAACAGAACTCGCAGAAGACGAATCAGGCAAGCAGTATGTACCTAAATCTAGGTTTGATAAGGTCTACGGCAAACAAAAAGCTCTAGAGAGGGAGTTAGAGGCATTAAAAGCCCAAGTAACCGCTCCCAAGACAATAACGTCCGATGTTGAGCAGATGTTTCCACAAGTACCAGTTCAAACTCCACAACAGGACATCACAACTAATGCGGTGTTAGAACAGGAAATATTGTTTGACAAGTTCCCTCAGTTTAATCCCGAGAGCACGGATTACAATCCGGCGCTGGATCAATTGGGAGGACGGGTGGCGAAGACGTTTCCAGATGGCACGTCCAGGTTGGTAATCGCAAGAGAAACCATGAGGATTGCTAAGGAGCTCACTGCCAACCAGGCTGAAGTGGTCGCTCAGTCGAGACAGATTAAAGCGTCTCAAGCAGACCAGGGTGTGACCTCAAGGGTCACTCAGAGAATCGAAACCAAACCAGACCCATCAAAGATGAGTCTTGAAGAACTTGAGTCTTTTATGAAGGCAACGGGTGAATGGGATAGGTTCTAAAAAATCTTAAAAAGAAAGGTGGTGAATAAAATATGGCAGCTATAGATACAGCAAAAACTTTAACAACAAGCACATCTGGTGGACCAGCTATTAAGAATCGTTTTTATGACGAGCTATTCTTAAGAGTCGCTGAACAAAAACTTATCCACAAACAACTTGGACAATTAAACAGAAAAGTTGGAAAAGGAGAAGGAGGTTATGGTACAGGCGTTATTTATTGGACTAAATGGGAATTACTTCCATTAGTTACAGCAGGTCATGGGGAAGGTGTTCCAACATCTGCAATCCCAATGACTGCAACTAACGTTACTGGATCAACCGCTCAGTACGATCAAGCAGTATCCATCTCAGACATCTTGGCTTATACAAGCTTTGGTGATGTGATGAAAGCTACAATGGAAAGACTCGCATACAATGCAGGTTTATCTATTGATACAGTTGTTAGAAATGCGATTGGTATTTCTGGAACTTTCCAAGGGGCTGGAGCTTCTACACTGGCAGCGTTTACCGCTGTTCCAGCTACTGCTACTCTCTCTATTAATGAGATTAAGAAAGCAGTTAGAACACTACGAAGAAACAGTGCTTTTGAGCAATCCGATGGATTATTTGTTGCAGCAGTTCACCCTGATGCACTTTATGACCTTATGGTTGATACAACTACAGGTGGATGGATGGACGCAAACAAATACACAGATGGAAATGTTTCAAAACTTCTTCAAGGAGAAGTTGGAAAGATTGCAGGTGTTAGATTCCTAGAGACTCCTAACTCTTATGTTAGAGGATCAGGCGTTACAGCATCTTCTCAAATCCACATTACTAACGTATTTGGTCGCGATGCATTCGGTGTTACTGAGCTTCAAGATTTAAAGACTTATATTAAAGGCTTTGGATCAGCTGGAGCAGCAGACCCAACCGATAAAATCGCTACTGCAGGTTGGAAAACATTATTCGGTGCGCAAGCATTGAATTCTGCATACCAAGTGTCTATTCAACACACAGTTTCAGCTACTGCTTAGTAGTTGGTACATGAATACGAAATTGGCTCCTTCGGGGGCCTTTTTCGTGCCTAGAATTGCTAACTTTGACAACGTGTAGTAATATTTGCGTAATTATTTTATA